GGCGGAGGAGAAGGCGACGCTGGCGACGCGGGAGTTGACGGACGCGCGGGCGCAGCAGGCCGCGCTGGTCACCCCGCAGGATGTGGAGAAGGCCGCTGACGCGCTCACCGCCGCCGAGCGGCGGGCTACGACGGCGACGCGTGAGGCGACGACCGCGCAAGAGCGGCAGGCGGAGGTGGAGCGGGCCGCCGCCGCCGCGTCCACCCAGGCCGCCGCGGAGACCGACACCGCCGCCGCAGCCCAGACTCGCCTACGCGGCGCCACCGACGAGGTCGCCGCCGGCTCCGGCATGGCCTCCAAGGCCCTCGGGTTCGGGGCCCTCGCCGTGGCTGCCGTCGGCTACGAGTCCGTCAAGGCCGCCATGTCGTACCAGACCCTGACGACCAGGCTCGTGACGACCGCCGGGGAGTCGCAGAAGAACCTCAAGCTCATCCAGCAGGGCATGCTCGCCATCTCCCAGACCACCGGGGCGACCGCGAACGACCTGGCGAAGTCGATGTACACGGTCGAGGCCGCCGGGTACCGCGGGGCCGACGGGTTGAAGGTGCTGCAGGCCGCGACGGAGGGCGCCAGGCTCGAAGGCTCGGACTTCGGGACCGTGTCGAACGCGGTCACGGACATCTTGAAGGACTACCACCTCGGCGCCGACCAGGCCGCGAACGTCACCTCCCAGCTCGTTGCCGCCGTCGGGTCGGGCAAGGCGAACTTCCAGCAGATGTCCGCGTCCATGGCGAACATCCTGCCGATGGCCGCCGCCGTGCACCTGAAGTTCTCCGACGTGTCCGGTGTCCTCGCGGAGATGACCTCGCACGGCGTCACCGCCCAGCGCGCGAGCCAGAACATGGCCAACGCGCTCCGGTCCCTCGAGGCGCCCAGCGGCACCATGCTCAAGGAGTTCAAGCAGGTCGGGATCTCCGCGAAGGACGTGCAGAACAACCTGGCCACCAAGGGACTCGGCGGCACCCTCCAATGGCTGTCCGGCGTCGCGCAGGCCAACGCGAAGCACCTCGGCCAGACCTACCCCGGGGCGCTGCGCGCGCTCATGGGTACCGCCGCGGGTCTCAACGTGGCCCTGATGACCACGGGCGAGAACTCCAAGGACGTCAAGACGGCCATCAGCAACATCGCCAAGGCCAGCGCGGACGCCAAGGGCAACGTCTCCGGGTTCTCCTCGATTCAGCAGACCCTGTCGTTCAAGCTCGACCAGGCGAAGAACGCGGTCCACAACGTCGGCATCGCGCTGGGGACGATGCTGCTCCCGGCCGTCACCAAGGTCGCTGGCGCCGTCGCGAGCGTGCTGGGCCCGATGGCCTCATGGATAGAGCACAACCAGAAGGTCATCAAGCTAATCGCCGCCATCGTCGGCCCGGCCGTCGCGGTCATCGGCGTCATCAAGACCATCTCGCTCGTCACCAAGGCGTGGGGCGCCGCTCAGGAGATCCTCGACGCGGCGATGACCGACAACCCCATCGGTCTCCTCGTCACGGTCCTCGCCGCCGTGGTCGGCGGGCTCATATACGCGTACACGCACTTCAAGACGTTCCGCGACGTCGTCAACGAGGTCGGACACTTCGTCGCCACCGTGTTCGTCGGCCTCTGGCACGCGCTGGAGACCGCCTTCCACGCCATCGTGCACGCGGCCGAGTCCGCGTGGCACGGCCTCGAAAGCGCGTGGAACGCCGTGGTCGGCGCCGCCAAGACGGTGTGGAACTTCCTGGCCGGCATCTGGAACGCGATCGCGAACGTCACCACGTCGGTGTGGAACGGCATCAAGGGCTTCTTCGAGAAGTGGTGGCCCCTTCTGCTCGTCATCTTCGCCGCGCCGATCGCGGTGATCATGGCGATCTGGAACCACTTCCACACCGCGATTGAGGACACCGCGAAGACGGTGTGGAACGCCGTGAAGGGCTTCTTCGTCGGCGTCTGGGACTTCCTCAAGACGGCCGCCGCCGAGGCGTTCAACCTGATCTACGAGTACGTCGTGAGCCCGATGGAGCGGGCGTGGCACATGCTCGTCAGCGTCTGGAACGCGATCAACCAGGCGATCAACAGCGCCGTGCACTGGGTGATGGGCTACATCGCGCAGGCGTGGGGGCTGATCTACCAGTACATCGTGGCGCCGCTGGAGCAGGCGTTCGGGTTCGTGTCGCGGATCTTCTCGCAGATCGTGTCCACGATCAGGAGCGCGATCAACGGGGTCCTGAACTGGCTGTCGGGGATCGGCTCGTGGTTCGTGAACATCGGCTCGGACATCGTGAATGGCATCATCTCCGGGATCGAGTCGGCTGGGTCGTCGCTGTTCTCCACGCTGGGGAATCTCGCCAAGTCGGCCCTCAGCGCCGCGAAGTCGTTCTTGGGTATCGGCTCGCCGTCGAAGTTGTTCCGCGACGAGATCGGCCGGTGGATCCCGGAGGGCATCGCCGCGGGTGTGCAGCAGCACGCCGCGGTCGCGCAGAAGGCCGTCGCGACGATGGCAGCCGCCCTGCCCGCGTCGGTGTCCACCAGCGTGACGAGCAGCTTCGCGGGGGTCGGGGCGGGTCTGCCCGCGCTGGCCGGCGCGGGCGGTTCGGCGGGCGGCGGGACCGTCATCAACCTCGACATCCACGGCAACTACCTGATGAACGACTCCGACGCCGACCGGTTCGCGCAGCGCATCGGCAAGCGGATCGCCACCACCATCGGCCCCTCCGCCGGCCTCAAGTTCAACGGGGGGATGCTCTGATGACCCACGCGGAACTCGCCCAGCCGGGCCGTGCGGACATCCCGCTCGGGCACTGCCTGTACGACGACCCCGAGCCGCGGATCGTCATCGACCCCGGCCGCCCCTACGCGGTGCCCGTGAACGGCGTGGTGGACGTGACCGGCTGCGGCTGCAACACCCGCGCCGTGCTGCGCCGCAACGCCCTCGGGCTGCTCACTCACCTGGTCGTCGAGCACGAGCCCCGCTGCCCGTACCTGGCCCGTCTGTACGCCGCCCACCCCGACCTGACGTTCTGACGAGGAGAGGACATGACCACCACCGACACGGAGACGTCCGGGCAGCTCGCCGCCCAGGCGCAGGAGTTGCGCGCCCAGGCGGAGCAGCTCCGCGCCGAGCGGGACGCCGCGCTCGCCCTCGCGCAGCAGGAAGCCGCGCGCCTGGTCGCCGAGGCCCAGCAGCAGGGCAGCGAGCTGTGGCGGCAGGCCGCCGCCGCGGACAGCGACGCGAAGCGCCTCGAGGACAGGTTCTCCTACCTGCGCCGCGCCGAGCAGCTCGGCGAGGAGATCCCGGCGGCCGAGCAGGCTGTGCTCGCCCTCGCCCAGGAAGCCGACTCCCTGCGGGAGCAGGTCGAGGCGCTCGACGAGCGGCTCGCCCAGCTCGGCCGGGAACGGGCCGAGACCGACGCCGCCGCCCTGGTGGCGACCGAGGCCGGGGACGTGGACGAGGTCATGGCGCAGCGCGCCCGCCTCGCCGCCCTGGACGACGTCGTAGCCGCCCTGGAGCGGCAGCGCGGCGAGCTACAGGACCGGCTCGCGGGGATCGGTGACGGGACGGGCCGCGGTGACCTGCTCGACGCTCTGAGCCGCCTTCGGGCCCGGCAGGCCGAGCTGCGGCGGATGCAGAACGCCCTCTACCCCGACAGCCCGCAGGCCATGAGTGACCGGCTTGCCGAGGACCTGCGGGCCGGTGTCGCCGCGATGCTCACCCCGGCCGCGCCCACCAACCAGCGCACGAACCTCGTGCGGCAGTAGCCAAGAAGGAGGGGCGCCGATGCCCACCCCCAGCAAGAACAGCCCGGCCGCGGCGAAGGCCCCGGCGCCGTCCCGCGCGGCCCAGATCCTCCGCAAGGCGAAGGACGCCGGCGAGTGGTTGGCGTGCTATGACGCGAACGGCAAGTTGATGGGGATCGTCGACCCTGACGACGTGACCCCGGTGAGCGACGGCGCCGCGGACGCTGCCCAGCAGCCGAAGCCCACCGCGTCCGCGCAGACCGAGGCCGCCGCGGGCGAGGACCCGACCATGGGTGTCGCGAAGCGGGCGCGGGAGCACTCGCGGCTCAAGAAGGGTCTCTACGGCGGGGGTACGGCCGGGGAGCAGGCCGAGCTCGCAGAGCAGCTCAACGAGGCCGCGATCGTGGCGCTGGACGTCATCCAGGGCCGCCGCCCGCCCGTGCAGCCGACGCGGCGCCGCTGACCTGTAGACCCCTCGTCGGCTGAGCCCTCGGCATGTGGGCTCCTCGGGCCGGCGGGAAGCCCGGTTCCATGGCCGGGCTGCGCCCCGTCCCTCCTGTGTCGTCCCCGGGAGGGCGGGGCGTTGTGCCCCAGCAGACAGAAGAGAGACCCCGATGAACTTCGCCGAGCGGTTCGCCGCCATCCAAGCCGACCCCAGCCACGACGGCGCCGACAACCCGCTCTACGTCGCCTTCGCCCTGACGATGTGCCCCGGCGCCACCCCAGCCGAGGCCGAGCAGCTCGCTGGTCTCCTGGAGCCCCCGAACATGGCCCTGATCCGCGCCACCGCCGAGATCGGGCAGGAGAGCTGATGGCCGGCAACGTCCCCAACTGGCAGGCCGCCCGCAACGGCCTGCCGGGAAACCTGGATGCGGTCAACGACCCCAACGGCATCAACCAGTTCCTCGGCGCGCACCCGGTCACGCCACTGGGGTACGGCAACCCCGTGGTGCGGCCCACCAACGGCGGACAGGGCTGGTTCTGGCGGGCCATGGGCTCCAAGGACTGGGCGCAGAAGTTCACCATGTCCGGCACGGCCCTCGGCCGGGTGACCCTCCCCGTGCAGTGCTTCGGCAACGGAGCCGACCTGCTGGTCACCCTGTGCGCGGACAACGGTGGCGTGCCCAACCAGACGGCGCCGATCGCCCAGACGAAGATCCCCGCCGCGGTCATCAACGACCTCACCACGCCCAACGGCCTCGACACGGGCGGCCCCCTCGCCCACCCCTCGTACAACACCCTCGGGTTCACCAACTACACGCAGACCGAGCCGTGGATCTCACCGGCCGCGACCGTCAACGGCGCCCCCAACTTCTACGGCCTGGCCACCAGCGGCAACTACACGATCTTCGTCGGGGGCGAGGACACCACCGCCAGCGCGTACGTGACTCTCGTCGCCACCGTCCAGTACAACGGCCTCGGGGCGGCCAGCAAGCCCGTGCCGCAGCCGGGACTCCCGGTAGCGACCGGCTCCGGGATGCTCACCGTCACCTCCGACACGCTGGTGTACATCGGCGGGCAGACCGCCGCAGCCTCGCCGACGAGCGCCGTGTGGACGGCAGCGTGGAATGCGAACACGGGCACGGTCGGCTCGTGGTCGTCGCAGACCGCGCTGCCGGTGGCACTCACCCAGGGCGCGGCGGCGACGTGGACCTCGAGCGCGGGCACGCAGTACGTGTACTGCGTCGGCGGCACCACCTCTGCGGCATCCCCGGCGCCCAACGCGGTGTCCACGATCTACCTCACCACCGTGCAGAACGGGCAGCTCGGCTCCTGGCAGCCGGCGACGGCGCTGCCCCAGGCCCTGCTCATGCCGTATGTGGCGGTCATCGGCGACTGGTTCGTCGTCGCGGGCGGGGTCAGCATGGGCACCGTGGTGCAGAGCACGACGTACTACGCGGCGATCCGGGCGGATGGCACGCTCGGCCCGTTCAAGACGGGTCCTGCCATGGTGGGCGCCTCGTTCGGGTACTCGGCCGGCTGGTGCATGGGCGCCACCGACAGCGCGCTGATCATCAACGGGGGCGCGCAGACCGCGACGGGCACAGTTCAGAACTGCCCGTACGTGCAGGTGCTGCCGGTGAACGCGCTGGGCGTGGCGAACGCGTGGACGGCGTACCAGATCTACGCCCCAGGTGAGCGGCCCACGTCGGTGTTCTCCGACGGCGCCGGGAACTTGGGCCTGATCGGCTACAACATCAACAACACATACTTGTACAACGCCGCTTACCCGACGCCGTTCGTTTCGGTGCCGCTGGCCGCGTCGGGGTTGACCAACGGCGGGTCGTACTGGGTGGTCGCCCAGCAATACCAGAGCGGCAGCTCGTCGGACTATCTGAACATCGGGTTCACGAACGGGGCGTATGCGGACGGGCAGAGTTCTGCCCGGTGGGCGCAGTCGTGGTCGACGGTTGTCGGCGGCTACTCGGTGCCGTTGACGGTGTGGGACAACACGGCCGCGGCGCAGCCGATCCACGCGGTCGGCGACGTGGCGGCCGGCCCGAACGGCACGGCATCGGTGAACGCCGGGTGGTCGCACCTGGTGTACAACGACACGGGCCTGCTGCAGGGCGTGTGCGAGGTCGTGCAGGGGGCCAACAATCCGCTGAATGCGAACCCGACGTTCGCCTCCGGGGTGTCGCCGTGGACGGCGGTCAACGGCACGCTGTCGCAGTCGAACGCGCAGACGCAGGGCGGGTTCGCGTTCTCGGGCCTGCTCACGCCCGCGGGCGGGTTCTCGCAGGCGTACGCGCAGTCCGAGTACCTGCCCGTCGACCCAGGCGCGAACGAGCTGTACGGGCAGCTCAACTGGTACGTGGCTTCGGGCTGGCTGTACTCGCCGACCGGGTGGGCGAACACGTCGCTGTCGGTGAACTGGTACGACTCGGGGAAGAACCTGCTGTCCACCTCGTCCGCGACGATCAACCTCGCGGCGACGACGTGGACACAGGTGGCGAACTACTTCGCGTGCCCAGCGGGGGCTGCATGGGCGACGCTGAACCCGACGGAGACGGGCACGCCGGGGGCGACGAACCTGCTGTACCTGTCGAACGTGTGCCTGACCCGCGCGCCGGAGTCTGTGCCCGCGCTGGCGTCGGTCGCGCAGATCACGTACCCGATGCCGTCGCAGCCGAACGTCCCGTCGTGGCCCCCGACGGGCGTCGTCCAGTTGGCGTGAGGGGAGCAGACGTGGATGTACGGCAGAGGCGTGTCCCGCCGGCCGAGCTGGGCCCGATGCTGAACCGGGCGAGGCTGCGCGCGGGTCTGCGGGGGACGGAGGCGGCGAGGTTGGTCGGGATCTCCCGGCAGTACCTCGTCCGGCTCGAAAGCGGGCAGCGGTGTCCGAGCGTGGACGTGGCCGAGCGGCTGGTTGAGGTGCTCGGGATCGACGGCGCGGATCGAGTGCTGCTACTGGAGGCGGCGGTGAAGCCGGAGCGGCGTCGGGCGGCGTGACTCGGGCTCAACTCGTGACGCCCAGGGCGTCATGAAACGACCGTCCGTGAGACATCGCTGCGGCGCGGGCGCCACCTGCGGCTTTGATGTATCGCAACTCGTGTCCGCATCAATGTCTATGAAACGGATCGGAAGCGATACACTTGGCCCATGAGAATCGGCTACGGGCGCGTCTCGACGCTCGACCAGAACCCCGACGCCCAGCGCGACGCGCTCACCAAGGCCCAGTGCGACCGGATCTTCATCGACAAGGCCAGCGGCACCCTCGCCTCCCGCCCGGAACTCGACCGCGCCATCGACACCCTGCGCGCCAAGGACGTCCTCGTCATCACCAAGCTCGACCGGCTCGGCCGCTCAGTGAAGAACCTCATCGACCTGGTGGAGCGCATCCAGCAGCTCGGCGCCGAGCTGGTCATCCTCGACCAGCAGATCGACACCACCACGCCGATGGGGAAGTTCTTCTTCACCGTCCTCGCCGCGTTCGCCGAGTTCGAGCGCAACATGATCGCCGAGCGGACCCGGGACGGCCTCGCCGCGGCCCGCTCGCGCGGGAAGACCGGCGGCCAGAAGCCGAAGCTGACTCCGCGGCAGGCCCGTATCGCCCAGGAGATGTACGACGAGCTCGGCGCGGACGGCAAGCGGGCGCACACGGTGCAGCAGATCGCCGAGGAGTTCGGCGTCACCCGCGCCACCATCTACCGCTACCTCGACCGGAAGGACACCAACCGGACCCGCTGACGCAGACGACGAAGGCCCCGGCCGCCCACCTCGGGCGCCGGGGCCTGTTGCTGTGCTCAGACCTGCCAGACGCAGCCCATGACGGCCTCGACGAGCGCCTTCGCCGTCCGCTTCCCGCTGGGGAAGTTCGAGAAGATCACCGTGTTCGGGTTGGCCGCCGCCGCAGAGAAGTTCCGCTTCCCAGGCGCGGCCAGCAGGCGCGGGTCGGTGTGCGTGAGGACGTGGACGTAGCCGCTGCCGAGGATCACCGACGGCAGGCACACCTCGACGTCGAGGATGTCCTGCCACGGGATGATCGTGCGCCAGCGCCGAGCGGCGCCGATGCCCGTGCGGTTGATCTCGATCAGCTCCGGGTGCAGCGTGATCGAGCTGTGCAGGCCCTTGAAGAACACCGGGGCGGCGGGCCCTACGAACGTGTACTCCCGGCCGCCCGCCGCGTGGGCGACGCCCGCCTGCCTGGCCGTGCTGCCGTGCGTGGTGGTGTACCGCACGCCCGTCCCCGGCGCCGACAGCGTGGTCTGAACGCGGCCGTCGGCGCGCTTGGTCACCCGCGCGCCGGGGACGCCGGCGGAGTAGCTGATTCCGGACTTGGAGGCGGTGACGCGGAACGGCCCGGCCTTGAACGACTTGCGGTACTGGAAGCCCATGGGTGCCCCTGGCGTGGTGGTGTGGTGAGGCCAGCGTGGCAGAGGCGCCCGTCGGCTGTTCGCGTGTTGCCGACCCGTGACGAACTGTCACCCGCTTGGGTTCTCGGTTGCCTCGGCCTCGGCGCAGCGGCGCCCGGCTTCGACGCCGGCCTGATAGACGCGGCGTACGAAGTCGGCGGCGGTCGCCTGGTCGAGATCCGAGGTGAGGGTCATCAGCTCGTCGGTGAACCTGATCAACGGGTGCGGAGTGCTCATGCCTCCCATGGCACCGCGCCCGGCCGATGGGCGCGAGCGGGAAGACGCCGGGCGGGGCCAGCTCGGACCCTTTGCGATGGCCAGCGAGGCCAGTGCAACCGGCCGCCGCGACCATCCGCGAGGCGCGTCGAACATGGTCCGGCGGAAGCCTCCCGCTGGCGGGAAGCTTCGGGCACGGCCTCCGTAACGGCGGTCATGCTCGGCTCCGCGACAGCACGAAGATCACGGGCCCCGTGACCCGGCTCAGTCTTCCGGCTGCTCGCCGTCCAGCGCCTTGGGCTCCGCCACGTACGTCCCCTTGCCGTGCACGGTCACGATGAGACCGCGCTCCCGCAGTTCCTGCGCCGCCCGGCGCACCGTCAGGTAGGCGACGCCGTACTCGGCGGCCAGGTCACGCTCGGCGGGCAGGCGCGCGCCGGGCTGCAGCTCGCCCGAGGCGATCCGCGCCGCGATGTGGTCCGCTACCGCGACGTAGACCAGCTGGGGGCCGCGCGGGTCGAACTCCGGGACCTGATGATCACCCACAGGTCGAACGTAAGACGGGCATGAGCTGCCCGAATCTTCGGAGAGCTATGCATAGCTCTACATGGGTGAGTACCGTCGGTCACGACAGAAGACCCCGGCGCCGCTCGCGACGGCCCGGGGTGTGGCCGACGCCCGAGGGAGCGCCAGCATGGACAGCGTACGCGCGCCATCCGATACCAGCACCAGCCCCGACCCCGAGCCGGAGTTCCGGGCGTCGCTGCTGTGCTGGCAGGGCGACTGCCACATGTGCCGCATGGCCCGGTGCTGGTGCGGCTGCCACGGGCCGCGCAGCACGGGCGGCGAGCGGTGACCGCCGTCGAGCTGCCGGAGGACGAGGAGTTCCTCAACACCCGGCCCTGGTGGATCGGGGCGTGCATGCGCTGCCAGCACCAGGACGTTCCAACGACCGAGGTGGGCGTCATCGAACGGGCGTCGCGACCGGCGTTCGGAGTGATGTTCTGTCGCGCCTGTGTCCGGGTGCTGCTCGCCCAAGAGCGGGCGGCGGCGGCCGAGCAGGGCCGCCCGTACGTGCCAGCCTTCCCGGGAGAGCTGCGGCGGCCGGTAGAACTGCCTGGGCTGCGCCGCCGGCCCGGATAGACGGCCGCGGGTAGTGCCCCGCCTGCGGTCAGCGGCCTCGGAGTTCGCGCAGTCCTCCGGGGCCGCGCTGCTGCTCGGCAAGGGTCCGGCCCACGGGCGGGGGGCGGGGAGAAATGTCAGCCTTAACATCACTCCCCACGGTCTTGTCCGGCCCGCTGGCGCGGGGCGGCGCCCTCGACCATGTTGCGCACCTCCGCAAAAAGCTGCTGAGCTGCGGGTTTTTCAGGCGATCCCCTGAAAATCGGAAGGCCCCCGCCGCCGGAGCAGCAGGGGCCGTTGTTGCCGGTAGCGGGAAGAGTCAGCGGCGGGTGACGTCCCGCCAGATGTGCCGCAGCACCAGCACGGCCAGCGCGACGCACACGGACGCCATGGCGATGGCGATCGCGGAGAGCGCGACCGCGACGAGCGTCGCCGACACCGCCCCGCCGACCATGACCCAGCCCATGACCTCGCCGGGCTGCGGGCCGCGACGCACGGGCGCCGCGTGATGGTGGTGGACGACGGTCGTGGGCCGGTGCTCGGCCGGCCACCCGTACAAGGGCTTGCCGTCGGCGTCGATACCGACCTGCCGGGGTTCGGCGTACCGGGCGACGTCGGGCCGCGGGGGCTGCGGGTTGGTGGGGAAGCTGGGCATCATGGTCCTTCCGATCTGATGGGTCGGGCCCGGGGCGGTCCAGTGCTGAGCGAGCGGGGCCGCCCCGGGAACTGGGTGATGGGTCAGCGGACGATGCGCTTCGCGCGGGCCTGCGCCTTCTCGCGGACCTTCCGAAGGCGGGCTTCCTCGACGGCCTCCCGCTCCGCGGCGATCCGCTGGTTCGCCCGCCGCTTGAGCTCCTCGATCCGGGCGTCCACGCGGGCCGTCGACCGGCCGCGCAGCACCCGCACCGAGCCGCGCAGGATCAGGCCGGCCATCTCCTTCGCCTCGGCGGCCGTGTAGTACTCGGGGTGGTCCTCAGGCATGACTGCCTCCTTGGAATCGGTGCTGCAGGGGGGTGATCGCGGGGGCCTTCCAGCCCCCTTTACCGGCGCTACTTCGCAGGTGAGCGGCCTCTACCGGGGCCCCTACCGGGGTAGCGGGGCCCGTCTACTCGGCGGCTACCGGTAGCGGGCCCCGACGCGGGTCTCAGGTAGCGGGGTCGGTAGCGGGAGGGGCCTCTACCGGGCGCGGGGCGAGCAGCTCGACCGGGACCGCGTCCTCGATGTCGCGCCGCTGGTAACCCGCCCGGTTCTCCCCGTCGATCTTGACCTGCTTCGAGCTGCGGACCACGCCCGCGTCCTCCAGCTCCTTCGCGAGCCGCTCCGGGTCGAAGTCCCCGTACCGGTCCTCGTCCAGGTTCACCAGCCCGGCGAGCAGGTCGGAGGTGAACATCCGCTGCGAGTGCCGCATCACCTCCAGCACGTCCGTGACGATCGGCGGGATCGTGACGTGCTGCTCGTCGGCGAGCGACGACAGGTCACCGACGGCGTCGCCGGTCAGCTGACCCGCGGCCTTGCGCAGGGCGCGGCCCTTGGCGCACATGGCGTTGAACTCGGCCGTGGTGAGCATGTCGTTCTTCACGGTCGCGAACGAAGCGGGGCCGGTGACCAGCACGGTCACGCCGACGTGGTCCTCCGACAGCAGGGAGGCGTCGGCGCCCATCGCGGCCTTCCCGGAGCCGAGGACCATGTCGGAGCTGGTCTTGTCGGTGACCTGCGTGCAGCAGCGGATCGTGATGATCTCCCGCAGCTTCGTCGGCACCGACTTGGCGTCCGGCCGCTGGCTCGCGTAGTTGGAGATGAAGCCGGCGGCCGGGCCGCGGCGGGCGATCCGCGCCAGGTCGTCGACGACCTCCTCCCGCTCCTTGTCGTCCATGGCGAGGAACGCCTCTTGCAGCTCATCCACCGTCAGGAAGATGAACGGCAAGCCGTACTTGGCGACGATCTGCGGCGTCAGCTTGCCCTCCGGGCAGATCGAGGTGGGCAGGCCCCGCAGGATCGCGAAGCGGCGCTCCATCTCGGCGAGCAGCTCCTTGAGCATGGTCTTGAAGGCCGTGATCGCGTCGTCCTCCGCGCCGACGACCATGCGGTGAGCGACCTGCCGCATCTGGATCCAGTCCTGGCCGCCCTTGAAGTCCGCGACGTAGTGACGGACGTAGGGGTCGAGGAGGCCGGCGGCGGTCAACAAGCGCTGCGTGAAGGTCTTGCCCCGGCGGGGCAGGCCACCGAAGAACATCGACTGCCACACCACGGGCACGCTGATGCGGTTGCCGCGGGCGTCCTGCCCGAACGGCACCGGATCCCAGATGGAGAACGTCTCCAGCTTGACCAGCGGCGACGGTACGGGCGGGGCGAGGTACGGGTCGTCGTCGGCGACCCACATCGACACGCGGCCGGCGTTGCCGCCCTGCGCGGCGCGGACGCGGGCCATGACGAGCTGGATCTCGTCCACGCCGAGTTCGTGCGCGAGGACCTCCCGCTTGGCGAGGACGTCGCTGGCGGTCTTCCCGCCGCCGCGGGGGAGGTCGAAGACGACCGACCAGCCGTTGCCGTCCCGCAGGGGGCCCATGACGAGCGTGACGTTGGGGCCCGGGTCGTCGCCCTTCCCCGCCTTGAGCAGGCCGGCAGCCCGGAGAGCGTCGTTGAGGTGTTCGGCGTTCATCTGCAGCCGGATCGGCGGGGCGGCGGTGTCGAGGATCCGGGCGTCCTCGTGCCAGCCGAGGACCGTGAGCAGGGTGAGGACGGTGGAGCCGAGCAGGGTCCGCCACCACGCGTCCGCGAGAGACCAGGTGGTGACCACGGCGGCGGCGGTCAGCGCGGCCGTGCCGAAGCGCCAGCGGCGTGCGACGGTGCGGGCCCGGTGCGCGTCTTGGTGCGCGACGGCGAGCGTGACGTCGTCGGGCTTGGCCCGGTGCTGCGCTGCCAGCGCCTTGACGGTCTTGGTGTGCTCGTGCGCGGACAGGACGGGCCACAGCCGCCCAGAGGCGCGGAACGCGCCCCGGGAGGCCAGCCACGCGGTCTTGGCGCCGTACTTGGGCAGGCGCACGCCGTGGTACTTGGCGTGCCACAGGCCGAGGCGGCACAGGGCGCCGGTGTTGGCGCCGAGGGCCTGCCAGGAGCGGGCCCACTGCGGGAGGACGGGGGTGTCGGGGACGGTGAGCCAGTCGGCGAGGGGGTTGTCCGGGCGGTCGACGGCCTCCACCGTCTCGGCCGGCCGCTCGTCGGCGGTGTCGGTGGTGGTCTTGGCGAGGTCGACCGGCGCGGGTGCGGTCATGGTGGCCACGGTCGGGTTCTCCGATCAGGGTTGAGGGCGGGTCAGTGGGCTGGTGGTCAGCTCTGTGCCTGCTGCAGCCAGCGCTGGACGGTGCGCAGCGACACACCGAACCGCTCGGCCACATCAGCCGGGGTCGCGCCCGGGTTGTCGCCCATGTAGGCGAGGGCGTCAGCGCGGCGCCGCCGGTTGGCCTCGGTGTGCTCGGCGAGCGCCGGAGGCACGGTGGGCGACAGGCGGGCGACAGTCGGGTCGGCCTGCTCGCTCTGGCCGCTGGTGGCGCCGGTGACAGCCGGGGCGAACCCGAACGCCATGACCGGGCGAACGGACGTGTCCGAGACGGTCTCCGTGGCCTGCTGCGGCGCCTCGGGCTCACGGAAGACCGGGGCGAGCGGCAGGCTCGCCGGGGGCTCCCAGACGACCGGATCCGCCGTGCGCGTGATCGGCAGCTCCGCGCCGGAGGTGAGCTCCAGGTTGGCCAGCCGGTCCTGCTGGGTGACCGCCAGGCGCTCGGCGTCGCGGTTCTCGTGCGCCCGCTCCACCTTGTGCCAGCCGGCGGCCATGGCCTCGGTGATGCGCAGCTCCGTCGTCTGATCCGACCAGGACTGCACGAGCGAGGTGAACCTGCTCTTCGCGTCCGGGCTGTTCGCCTCGGTGAAGAGTTTCAGCGCCAAGCTGCCCTTGGCGAGCGGCGGCACCAGGGCGGCCACGACCGCGACCGCCAGACCGTGGTGGCCGAGCAGCTCCGAGGCGGCGTTGATGCCGGCGGACAGGGCGGTGAGGGCCCAGCCGATGGCGCTCAGCCGGACGCGGAGGTCGACGCGGTACCTCATCTCGTGCTGGACGGCGACCGCGACCAGCCAGGCCGCGTCGAAGAGCAGCGCGACGCCGTAGGAGAGCGGGTTGCGGGTGCCGATCAGGGCGATGGTGTTGAACGCCGTCCACCCGGCGGAGACCAGGATCATCGCGCCTGTGAGCGGGGCAAGCAGCCGAAGGATCTTGCTGTACACGGTGGTGTCCTTCCGGGGTCAGGCCGTGCGGCGCTGGGCGTAGGCGGCGTCGATCTCGCGGCGGTACCGGGCGTCGAGGTCGGCCAGGACCGGGGCGGGCAGGGGCCGGCAGGTGAGCGGGCGGCGGCGTCCGGCGAGCTGGCGGGGCGTGGGGCGCGGGGTGCGGGTCATCGGCGGTTGTCCTTGTCGGTGTCGAAGCGGGCGTAGGTGCCGGCGGGGGCGGCGTTGGTGTGCAGGGCGGAGTCGACGGCCACGACCACGGCCGCGGCGGCCCCGGCAGCAGCGGCGAGCAGGGGGTGCCCGGACTGGTGGGCGACCTGGGCGGCGGCGGTCCCGGCCTGGGTGGCGCGCATGGCCGTGGTCGGCTCGTTGGTGGCGCGCATGACGACGTCGAACAGGCCCATCACGCGGCCTCCGTCCCGGCGAGCAGCAGCCGGACGGCCCAGGCGCCGAGCAGGGCCTCCAGGAGCCGGGCGGAGGGGTGCGGCAGGGCCCGCAGCGCCACCACGACCGCGACCGCGGCGAGCAGCAGGCGCAGGTGGTGGGCGAGTCCGCCGAGGGCGAACGCGAGCGCGTGGACGACCACCGTGCCGGTGAGGTGGCCGAAGCCGCGGAAGGCCAGGGAGAGCAGCAGCAGGGCGAGGAGCAGGTCGAGGGTGCGGCGGAGCATCACGGGTTCCTCCGGGATGGTGGGCCCGGCCGGGCGGCGGTGACTCCGGCAACCCCGGTCGTGATGACCGTGGTTGCTGCGCCTTCCGCCGCCCGGCTGGGCGAAGGGATCAGAAGGTGCAGTTCGCGTACACGAGCACCTGGCCGGGCGCCTTGCGGGACGGCCGGGGCTCGGACGCGGTCACGGTGGCGAAGCACTGGCGCAGCCGGTGGAGGGCGAGCTGCACCTCGTCGCGGGTGCCGATCAGGCGAACCTCGATCACCGCGCGTCCTCCTCTGCGCGGAGCCGGGCGAGCGCGGCCGCGAGGTCGCGGAGCTGCCCGGCGTGGACGACCAGGCCGGCGGCGAGCGCGCGCAGGCCCTGCGGGTCGAACCCGGCGAAGTGCCCGCCCACGTCGACCACGGCCTTCACGGACCGGTCGATGGCGGAGAGCGGCGCCTGCTCCAGGGCGACGGAGAGCAGCCGGTGCGGGCCCTGCATCGTCTGGACGGTCAGCGCGGTCTCGGGGCCTTCGTGGACGACTTCGGTCGGGTGGCCGACGGGCAGGGAGTGGTCAGCGCAGCACCACGACGGCTCGTCGACCTCGACGGTGCTGCCGTCGGCCAGGCGCACGGTCACGGTGGTCATCGCTCGCCCACCCGCCCGCAGGCCGCGGCCCGCACGATCAGGTGACCGAGCAGGGCCAGGCCCTCCAGGTCACGGCGTGCCGTGCACACCGCGGCGTCGGCGAACAACGCCTCCGGGGCGGGCAGCACCCGCGGGCCCACGTGGGCGAGAGCCGCCGTCTCCGTCGGCCTTGGGATCGGGAAGCGGTTCATCCCCTCGCCTCCCGCCTCGCGCGGGCCTGGACCAGGTCCACGCACGCCCCGGGCAGGTTCGTGACGAACGAGAAGTCGCTCGCGGTGTAGCCGTTCAGTTCGGCGGCGGTGAGCAGGGCGACGAGCAGCTCCGTCGCCGCCTCGCGGTGCTTGGGCAGGATGGGGAACGTGTGCGGCACGACCGCGGCGACCCGCTCGGCGGGGGTGCGGGGCTGGAGGATCGCGCCCGCACGAGGGCGTAGGGCACGGGCGCGGGCCTTCGCGTACGCCTCGACCTCGTCCAGGACCTCGCCGAGGGCGTCCGACAGCTCCACGGCCGTGCGCATCTCGTCGTCCAGCAGCGCCCGCAGCGCCGCAATCCGCTCCGGGGTCACCGGGCACCCCCGTCCTCGGCCGGGGCGCCGAAGGCGTCGAACGCGGCGGGGCGGTCGTACACGTCGCCGTCCCACCCGGACACGTCGTGCGGCAGCGGGAGGGCGGCCGGCGGGGACGCCGGCATGGCCGGGCGCGGGGCCAGCTCGGCCCGATACTCCTGCTCTTCGCGGGCGAGACGGGCGCTGTCGATGGCGTCGAACATGGCGTCCAGCTCGGCGGGGGTGAGCGGCCGGCCCGTCACCGCGCACCTGCCAGGGCGAGCAGCTCGGCCTCGGCCAGCTGCGCGTCGGGGGTGGTGTCGACCGCGCGGGAGACCTTGAGGGACGGCGCGGCGTCCTTCATCGGGACCTCGCCCAGGCCGAGCCGGGCGTAGGTCGCGCGGACGGCCTCCAGGTCGACGGTCTGCCGGCCGGACGGGACGCGCTCGACGAGCCACCCGCCCCACCGTCCGACGGGGACCAGGTCGAGGACCTTCTTCGCCTTCCGCTTCCCGCGGTCGGCGGCGCGAGCAGCGTCCGCAGCCTTGGCGTACGCGGCGGCCGCGGCCTCGATGTCCTCCAGCGGCGGGAGGTCGGCGGGGGCAACCTCATCAGTAGTGAGGTTGGGCGAGATGGCCGCGGCGGCCACCTCGGCGGGCTGCGTGGTCGTGTGGACCACGGAGGGCGCGGGGACGGCGAGGGACGCCGCCAGGCGCTCCACTGCGCCCGCGAGACGGACGCGCAGGGGGAGGCGGGATGGACGCGGGGCGATAAGAGCCGAGAAGATGCTCACAGCCACTCCTTGCTTGGATCAAGGTTGCTGGTCAGGCCCTCGCTCGGTGCTACCAACACCGGCGGGGGCCGCTTACTCAGTTAGTCGTTCGGTGGAACTCCCGAACGGGACTAGCTATACACTACCCCTCATGTCGACCGGAAATCCAGCACTTCGCGTACTCGGCGTCATCCGCTTGAGTGACGAGACCGACGAGACCACCTCACCCGCCCGGCAACGCGCCATCATCACCGGCTGGGCGAAGACCAACGGGCACGTCATCGCCGGCTGGGCCGAGGACATCGACGTCTCGGGCGCCATGCGCCCCTTCGCCCGCCCCGAGCTGGGCCCGTGGCTGGCCACCCCGGAGCGGTTCGACGTCCTCGCCGCGTGGAAGCTGGACCGGATCACCCGCCGCTCCATGCACTTCTCCGAGCTACAGGAGTGGGCCGAGGAGCACGGCAAGCGGATCGTCTCCTGCACGGAAGGCTTCGACTTGGCCACGCCCATGGGGCGGCTGTTCGCGACCATCATCTCCGCGTTCGCGCAAGGTGAACTGGAGACCATCCGGGAGCGCGTCCGCGGCGCGCACGCCAAACTCCGCCAGGACGGCCGGTACGCGGGCTCTGCGCTGCCCATCGGCTACGTCCCGGCCGACCGGCCCGGCGGCGGCAAGACACTCGTCCCGGAGCCGGAGTACGCCGAGATCCTGCGCGGCATCATCCGCGACGTCACCGACGGCAAGAGCACGGCCGAGGTCGCCCGCCGGCTCAACGCCCGCGGTGTCCTCACGTGGGGCGACAAGCTCGCCGAGCGTCGCGGCAAGCCGGTCGAGACGCGGCAGCGGTGGACGGCGGACGTCATCCAGGGGATCGTCAACAACCCCGCGTGCGCCGGGTACCGGACGGAGAAGTTGAAGACGGACGACGGCCGGTACCGGCGCGCCAACCGGATCGTGACGGACGACGACGGCAACCCGGTGATGGCCACCGAGCAGCCGATCGTCACCCCGGACGAGTGGATGAAAGCCAAGGCGGCCATGGGTGCGCGGGCGACGCCGGGGGAGCGGGCTCCGCGCGCCGAGTCGATGCTCCAAGGCGTGATCGTCTGCGGGTCCTGCGGCACCAACCTCTACCAGCAGCGGCAGGTCAAGAAGCTCAAGGACGGCGAGCGGGTGTTCGCCTATTACCGCTGCCAGGCGCTGCGTAAGAGCCGGGACTGCGCCCACCCGGTGAGCGTGACCGTCGACCAGGCCGAGGACGCCGTCAGCGAGGCCCTGCTGTTCGTCCTCGGCAGCAGCGAGATCACCCGCGTCATGCACGACCCGGGCGAGGACTACGCCGCGGACATCGCCCAGGCCCGGCAGCGCCTCGACGAACTCGAGGAGGACTTCCTCGCCGGCCGGTACGACGGCGCGGAGGCCCGCGAGCGGTACCTGCGGCTGCACGCGCGGGTGTCGGAGCGCATCGACCACCTCATGTCGCTGCCCCGCCGGCCCGCGACGAGCCGCGCCGTCGGCACGGGCGAGACCTACGGGCAGCGCTGGGAGCGGTGCGACCGGTTGGAGCGGCGCGCGTTCTTGCTGGAGCAGGGGTTCGCGGCGAAGGCGTTCGCGCCGGGCACGCTTCCGCACCCAGTGACGGGTGACCTCAACACGGAGGTGACGGTGACGCTGGAGGTGCCCGAGCGGCTGCGCCAGGCGGCCGGTACGCCGTCGTTCACCGTCCCGCCGGGCACACGCCTCGGGTAGGCCCTGGGCGGCCCACAGAGGGCGCCACAGACAGCGAACGGCCCGGTACGGGGACTCCCCGTCCGGGCCGCTGCCGTGTGCGTCTACTGTTCAGCCTCGCCGGGTGGCGGAACCTCGGGGAGGCCGTTGTGTTGCAGGTCCGCCTGCAAGGTGCCGAGCGCCTGCTGCCAGCGGCGCGCGATGTCCATCAGTTCGCCGGGGACGCTCTCAAGGCCGGCAGCCTTGAAGGCGCTGAACGCCATCGCTTGAAGCCCGGCGTTCCGGCGGTGGATGTACCCGAGGTAGCTGTTGAGGTTGGCCTGCCCCGACGCCTGCGCCGCAGCGAACTGGTTGAAGAGCTGCTTCGTCCGATCGTTGAGCGCCGCTGACTCGATGCTCGCCGGGTGAGGGAAGATCCATTCGATGATGTCCTCGCCCGTGAACTCGCGATCCCCGTTGCGGACCTTGACCTGCGAGGTAGGGGCTGGGGGCAGGAACCACCAGGAGAGCGGCAGATCGAAAGCCTGGGAGAGCGCGTGCAGCTCGTCCGCGCTGAACTCCTTCACGCGGGTCGATCGATGCGCGCGCTCGGCGGCCGCGTAGACCTGCACGGACCAGGGCTTCGCGAGAGCGGCCGAGATTCGCTCCGCCGCCTGGGCCTGCGTGTAGCCGCGCAGCTCACGGGCGCGTAGCAGGTTGTACGAGACGAGCCCGTCGAAAGTCAGAGGGGGGTGCTCGCGCGCCTCCTGGGCGTCGCGCAGTTGCTTCTCCACCTGGGAAGCAAAGCTCTGTCCGGCGTCATCGGTCACGCTCGGAAGTTACCACCCCAGGCAGCACCCGACACAGGTGCATACAGGCCGACCCTCTTGCATCCTGTTCCAAATCAGGCTAGAACTGAGCCATGCCCGACACACGTGCAGGGATGCATGTATCCAAGCATGCCTCTCAAGTTGCTGACGCCTCCTCGCTGCGCGATCTGCGCAAGCGGCGCCGGTGGTCGCTCAAGACAGCGGCGACCAAGGCTCGGATGGACGAGTCGCACCTCTCCAAGGTCGAGCGCGGCCTCGCGGGCCTGAGCGTCGACACGCTGGCCCGTCTCGCCGAGGCGTACGGCCTCTCCGACCTGGCTCGCGAACTCGCTCCCTACGTCCGGGAGTGCCAGTGATCGAGACCAAGGGGACTCCGACCGGGCGCCGGTTCCTGGTGATCCCGCTGTCCGAAGACGCGGACCTCACCGAGGTCATCGCCCAGCACCCCGAGGCGTGGCTCCTCGACAGCGACACCGGCGTCATGACCAGCCTCCGCGGCTGGACCAAGCGCCCCGGCAAGCCCGCCGCCTGACCCCAGACACGCGAAAGGCCCGACGCAGTGCGCCGAGCCCATCGCTACCTACGTCCGGCGCCCACCGGCCTCGACAACCAGGGCGCAGAACAGGAGATCACCACCATGCTAGAGCCTCAGCCCCCCGAGGGCACCATCGCGGCCTTGGTCGACGCTGACCGCCGCGACCAGCGGCTCGCCGCCCGCACGCCCGTGGCCGCGCTGCTCGCGGTCACCCCGCTGCTCGCCGTCGCCATGGCCTACACCCCGCCGTCCGGCCTGGACATCGACTGGTGCCAGACCGACGCCGAACACGTCGCCGTGATCTACAACGGCGCCAAGTGCACGAAGGAGATCGCGCTCGCCGCGGTCGCCTACCGCACCGGCCGGCCCGTGGTCGACGTCGAGGCGGTGACCTCATGACTGCCTTGACCAGCACCGAGGCGCAGGACTTCGTCGGCCTGTACCGCGCGGCCACCGACGCCGGGTTCCGCGCGGCCGACTTCGTGAACATCCTCGACGCGCTCAAGTCCCCGAACCGGGTCGCCGCGCTCCGGCAGCTGCTCGACGCGGAGACCCGCCCGGCGGTCCGCCGCGGCCTGGAGGCCGGGATCGCCGTCGCCGAGGAGGCCGAGAAGTGACCGAGGACGAAGAGATGGAGTCCTTCGCCCGCCGGCTGGAGGACCCCCGCAACGACTGGCGCGCCGCGTGGCTGGAGGCCCGGCAGCAGCTCCAGCAGAAGCCCGAGATCCGCAGCGTGGACGAGTACGGGTTCGCCGCGTGGGAGAAGCTCACGCCCGCGCAGCGGCACCACGCGCTCAAGGACTTGATGTACGCCTACTTCTGGCTGATCCACGACGAGGAGCAGCAGAAGCGCCTCGCCGAGGAGGCGAAGGCCGGGAAGACCTTCGTCCTGCCCGATGACGCGTTCTGGGTGGAGCAGGCGTTCGGCGAGGACGTGGACCCGGCCGACGAGGACGCGATCCTCACCGGCGTGCTCGCCGCCCCGCTGCACCGCGTCTTGCAGGAGCTCAAGCTGCTGCAGTTCAAGGTCGCGCTCCTGGAGCAGGACGGGGGCGTGGCGTGACCGACTTCCTGTTCGACGCTGAGGCGGCCGGGGCCTCCGGCCGCTCCGGCGGCAGCATCGGCCGAGTCTCCGGCCGCACGTACAAGCGGACCCGCCCGCGCGGTTTCGCCCCGTGGAAGCCGCAGCAAGACAGCCTCGAACTCGTCCAGAACGTGCTCCAGATCCTCGACACCTACCGCGAGCACCTGCCCATGACCGCCCGTCAGGTCTTCTACGTCCTCGTCGGCACCAAGGGCTACCCCAAGACCGAGAAGGCGTGCGACAACCTGTTGGAGAAGCTCAACCGGGCGCGGCGAGCCGGGTTGATCCCCATGGACGCCATCCGCGATGACGGCGCCACCACGCAGGACGCGGGCGGCTTCGGGGGCATCCCGGACTTCTGGGATGCGGTCTACAGCACGGCCTGCCGATACGACCGTGATCTGTCCGACGGGCAGCCGCAAGCTGTCGAGATGTGGTGCGAGGCCGCCGGCATGGTGCCGATGCTCTCCCGGCTCGCCCGCCCGTACGGCGTCACCGTGTACTCCACCGGCGGGTTCGACTCCGTCACGGTGAAGCACGGCGCGGCGCTGCGGATGAGCCGCCGCTCGGTGCACACGGTAGTTCTCCACCTCGGAGACCTCGACCCGTCCGGCTGGTCGATCGTGGACTCCGCCGCGGACGACATCGTCGCGTTCGCCGCCGAGCTCGCTCCCGAGCTGCCCCGCCCGCACGTCATCCGGGTGGCCGTGACCGAGGAGCAGGTGCAGCGCTACGGGCTGGAAACCGCCCCGCAGAAGACCACGGACAACCGCGGCGAGCGCATGGACCACACCGTGCAGGCCGAGGCGCTCTCGCCCGACCAGCTCGCGCACGAGGTACGCGCGGCGCTCAACGCCGTGGTCGACCTCAACGTCCTCGCCGCAGTCCAGGAGATCGCCGAGCAGGAACGGCAGGAGATCCTCGCCGATCTCGCTCACCTCCGGCCGGACGCCAGTGGATAGACCACCACGCCGGTAAGGCCGGCGCCCCGGGAGGACGACACCCTCCACCGCCGGTCCGCCCGGGGCACGCAGCCCAACCCTCCCCTCACCCCTTTGCACGTCAGGAGCAAGCGAGTTGAGCAGCAAGAGCAGCCGCCCGGCCGGTGTCGGTGGCTGCACCCGATCCGCCGCCCCGAGCGGGAGGTGACCCGTGGCCGAGAACACCGTGCGCATTGTTCGCGACGGCCTTGAAGCCCGCGTGTACAGCCCGTTCGAGGCCAAGGAGGCCATCAAGACCTTGCCGAAGCGGTGGAGGCGCTGGGACACGGAGGAGAAGTGCTGGGTGGTCGTCGCCTACGCCATCGAGGACCTCAAGCGCGCGCTCCGCGCCGAGGGCTTCACCGTGATGGAGCGCACGGCCGACGGCGCCAAGGCCGAGCCTCCGAGGTCACGTCGCGGTGCGGAGACGTGGGCTGACGCCATGTTCGCCGCGCTCGGCAAGCCCCTGGGGGACAAGGCGTTCAAGGCGCTGGTGCCGGTGCTTCACCCGGACCGAGGCGGCAGCCTGGAGGCGATGCAGGCGCTCAACGCCGCACGCGACAGGGCGGCGGTGGCCTGAATGGGAATCCGTCTGATCGTCGAGATCCTCGACCACTGGCAGGACCACGGGCTGACGCCGGGCGAGCGCGACGACCTGATCGTCATCGCCGAGCAGGCCCGCGACGAGACACGCGAGACCGTCGCCTCGGTGCACAGGCCCTTCATCCTCAAGCGGGTCAACAAGACGCCGAAGAGTTGGCGTACCGCGATCGACAAGCTCATGCGCAAGAAGGTGCTTGAGCACGCGGTTGTGGGCGGTCGGAAGGTCATGGGACACGAGGGCCAGGCGGCCCGCTACCGCATCCCGTACCTGTGCCCTCTCCGGGATCACGACGGACGTTACGGGCAGTGCGAGCGTCCCGAGAGGGTCATCTCTCAGAGGACGCACTCCCCGCAAGAGGGTCCTCTGACAGATGACGCACTCGCGCAAGAGGGTCCTCTGACAGAGGTCAGTGGGTCCTCTGACAGAGGTCAAGAGGGTCCTCTGACAGATGACCCCAGTCCCTCATATCCCTCAGAACCCTCAAAAGACTCCGCCGCGCACTCGCACGGCGACGACCACGCGCAACAGCAGGACGAGCCGGCCGTCGGCCGCAAGCCGCGCAAGCGCGCCACCACCAAGAAGGCAGCAGCGCCGAAGCCGAACCGCCACCAGGTAGCCGACGAGCTCACAGCCGCCTTCTGGAAGGTCCACGGCAACGGCCGGACGCAGAAGTACGTCGCCGTCCAGAAGATCGTTCGCGATGCGATCAGCAACGGCGTCGAACGCGACGACCTCGCCCGAGCCCTCGATCACGTAGCCCGCGAAGGCTCCATCGTCGGCTGGAAGCTCGACAACTTCCTCGCCGGCCTCAAGAACGGCCGCGCTGGAGCTACCGCTCCCATCCCCACCCACGACGACGCCAACAACGGCGCCGTCATCTACAGCATCCGCAGCAACAGGAAGTAGCCCATGAAGACCTTCGACGAGCTCAAGGCCGAGGCCGTCGCCGAAGCCGCCCGCGACCTCGCCGCCCGACCCCTTCGGTACGTCCTCGCCAAGCGGCCCCGCAAGTTCGCGGACCCCGGCGAGCTTCACCCCGACATCGCCGCCTGGGTCGCCCGGTTCCTCGACGACCCCGAGGAGAACCTCGTCCTGTTCGGCCCCGTCGGCGTCGGCAAGACCTGGAGCATCTGGAAAGCGCTCGAGGTCATGGCGGCCGCCGGCTGGAAAGGCCGCTTCGACGTTGTCGAGCCCTACGCCTTCAAGCGGGCCTGTGACCGCCCCGTTGACCAGGAAGCCCTGGATAAGTGGGCGACCGTCGACCTGCTGATCCTCGACGACATCGGTTCGCAGTGCGTCAACACCTGGCAGGTCGACGCCCTCCTCGCGCTGATCGACCGCCGCTGGCAGCACTGCCTCCCGATCGCGGCCACCTCGAACCTGGCCGATCTCGAAGGGGTCATCGGCGAGCGCGCGGCATCTCGCCTCGCCGACGGCGCGACCACCGTCGTCCTGTCCGGCGTCGACCGTAGGAGCGCACGCTGATGACCGACACCATCAACGGAGAGCGTCTCCAGGACGGCCCTCCACAGGACGTGACCGCGGAGAAGGCCGTGCTCGGCGGCATGATGCTCTCCAACCGCCTCATTGACGACGTGGTGGAGATCCTCAAGCCGGGCCACTACTACCGGCCGGCGAACGGCATCATCCACCAGGCCATCCTCGACCTGTACGGGCGCGGCGAGCCCGCCGACCCGATTACGGTTGGGAACCTGCTGAACCAGCGCGGAGACCTCGCCCGCGTCGGCGGCACCAACTACCTCCACGGCCTCGCCTCGGAGGTCGGCAACGCCGCGAGCGCCGCCTACTACGCCGCCATCGTGCGGGACAAGGCCGAGCGGCGCGGCGTAGGCGAGGAACTCATCCGCGGCCTGGCGCTGCTCCGCCACGGTGAGGCCAACGCGCAGGAAGTCGTCGCCCAGATCGAGGCCGGTGTGTCCCGGGTCCTCGACGCGCCCGATGCTGATGGTGGCCTCATCGGCGACGAACTTGACGAGTACGAGGCCGAGTTGATGGACATCCAGGCCAACGGTCCACGGCAGGGCGTGAAGACCGGGTTCTCGGACCTCGACGATCTCACCAACGGGCTGCAGCCCGGTCAGATGGTGATCGTGGCCGGACGTCCGGCCATGGGCAAAAGCGTCCTCGCCGTGGACTTCGCACGGCAAGCCGCGATCAGCGACAAGCGTGCCGTGGCGCTCTACTCGCTCGAGATGTCCAAGCGGGAGGTCCTGAACCGGATCTTCGCGGCGACCGGGAAGATCGCCCTGCACCACCTCAATCGCCAGGGCGGCATGACCGACGAGGACAAGCGACGGTACGCCATCGCGAAGGAACTGCTGCGCGACGCGTCGCTCATCCTCCGTGCGGAGCCGAACCGGACGGTCGCGCAGATCCACGCCGAGTGCCGGCGACTCAAGCGCCGGGGCCAGTTGGACATGGTCGTCATCGACTACCTGCAGCTCATCGACAGCGGTCGGCAGAAGCCGGAGAACCGGCAGGTCGAGGTGTCGGCGATGTCCCGCCAGTTGAAGCTGATGGCGAAGGACCTCCGCGTACCGGTGGTGGTGCTGGCCCAGCTCAACCGCGGCCCGGAGCAGCGTTCCGACCGGCGCCCGGCAGTCTCCGACCTGCGTGAAAGCGGCTCGCTGGAGCAGGACGCGGACATCGTGATCCTCCTGCACCGCGAGGACGCGTACGAGAAGGAATCGCCTCGCTCTGGGGAAGCGGACCTGATCGTTGGCAAGCACCGCAACGGGCCGACGGCCACGATCACGGTCGCGGCTCAGCTCCACTACTCCCGCTTCGTCGACATGGCCGGGGAGTGAGCCGCGTGACCGCCACCATCACCTGGGGACGGTGCCGCTCCGGCCGCCGCTGGTTCTGGACCGCCCACGTCCTCGGCGGCGACCAGCGCCTCGACGGCCGAGCCGACAGCCTCGACGAGGCCAACCGTCAGGGCCACCTCGCCGCCCTCCAGCTCTCCGCCGGCCAGTACGCCAACATCCGCGTCAAGCACGACACCGCCCGGCAGCGCCTTCGCGAGATCAACGCCGCCAAGCGCAAGACACGGACCGCCGTCACCAGCGACACCACCACCGCCGAATACCTCTACGGCACCCACGACATCGAAGACGAGCGCGGCTACCTCGTCACCAAGGTCATCCCGTTCCGCATCACCAAGAAGACCCCGAAGCGCATCTACTACGTCCGCCGTGAAGGCCCCTGCGGCGACATCCGGCTCGGGTACGTCGACCGGATCGAGCTGGAGACCAAAGGCGAGGTCCGCAACTACGCGGCCGGCGGCTGGTGGGCAGCCGACTTCCACCTGTACGCCGCCCCGCCCGACGTCGAACGCCCCGCGCCGAAGACCCCGGACGTGAAGGCGCTCAAAGCCGCTATGGCAGCAGCCCACCCCGACCGCGGCGGCACGAACGAGGCGTTCATCCGCGCCCGGCACGCCTACCTCGCCGCCCGCGAACGCGCAGTCAAGACCAACGCCCAGTAACCCACCTGACGCCAGCACCCAACCGAAGGAACACCCGTGACCAAGCGCATCGTCAAGCTGAGCACCACCTCCCGCCCGCCCGTCGTGTCGCTCGTCTGCCCGGGTTGCCGAGCGATCAGGCGAGTCAAGCCCGTCGGCCACGCCGTGATCAACAAGCGGCGGCGCGAAGCCGTGCAGTGCACCGCCGACGACTGCCAACTCACGTGGGTGCCGGAACGCGCGGCCATCCCCGACCCGCCGGCCGCGGCCTGACCGCCTATCGCCCGGACCGGCCGAGCAGCACCAGTCGCCCCCCGCCCCGCCGGTGACCCGCAGTGACCCGGCAGCAAGATCCGGCGCCGTATCAAGCAAGCCGTACCAGCAAGATTCTTCCCAGAAAGAGATAACCGAGAGTGATCAGCGCACCCGTCCCGCCCGTCGTCCAGGGCACCGTTCTCCGCACCTCCGGGGCCGAGCAGGTCATCGTCAACGACTGCCCCAACTGCCACCACGCCCACCGGCACATGGCCGTCGGCCTCCGCGTCCCCGCGTGCGGCCAGCCGTACGTCATCCGGCTCCCCGGAGCGGCAGCGTGACCGTGCCACCGCCGTGGCCCAGGAGACGCTCCCGCCCGCCCCAGCCCGGCGAACCGATGGGCGAGCCCGGCAGCATCCTCCGGCAGCCCGGTGGCGCCGCGGTCCTGTACGTGGACCAGGCGGTCGCGGGCGACGAGCAGCGGGTGCGGCGCCTGGCCGAGACACTCCGCGGTGCGGCCAGCGTGCTGATCCTCGGCGAGAAGCCGTGGTGTCGGCAGGTCGACGCCGCTCTCCGCCGGGCGTGGCGGGCCCTCGACCGTGCCGCGCGGGGCCTGCCGCCCCTCGGCGCCCCGAAGGGCCCGCCGAAGCCGCCTGCGGGCCGCTGCGGGCAGCCCAGGCGCAACGGCGGCCCGTGCGGCCTCCCGGGCGGCTGGGGCACCGACGAGCCCGGCACCCCCGGCCCGTGCCTGCATCACGGCGGCTCGACCGCCCAGCGGGACGCGGAACTGCGGCGCGCGGAGGAAGCCGCCGGGACCCTCGCCCGGCTGCGCCGCACCGCCCGGCAGCGGCCCCTCACCGCTGTTGAGGAAGCCCGCGAGCGGCTGGCCTACCTCGAGCTTGCGCGGTTCGTGCGGCAAGCGGAGCAGCGCCGCCGCTGACCCACCCCCAACCCTCACCCCCTGTCCCCTGGCCGGCCGCCACCACCGGCACCCCCAAGTTGGGAGCACGACCCGAAAGTGAACGACGTGAACGATGTCAGTTGCCGCCGGTGCGGGCGCGCGCTGAGAGGCCGCCTGGCGGCCCAGGCGCGGATAGGTGGACGCTGCGCCCTACGCGAGGCCGTAGAGGCCGCGCAGCGGGCCCAGCAGGCCCGCGGCGGGGCGGGCGTGCACGAGGCCGCCGTCGCCCTGATAACCGCCCGTCTCGGCGCGCTCCCGGAGGGCGTGGCGGACGCCATCGCCGCCGAGGCGCCGGGCATCGACCTCCCGGTACTCCTGGCCGACTTGATGGCCTTCGCGGTGGCGAACACCGTGCGCGGCCCGGAGTGGCTGCGGGAGCTCGCTCTCGCCTGGGCCCAGGACGGGGAGGCGAGCTGATGGCGGCGCGGGTGCCCGCCGGGCTGTTCCTGACGCTGGAGGACTGCGCGCTGATGTGCGCGGCGCTGCGCCTGGGGGTGCGGCAACTCGGCCACCGTGACGGAGCGGTACCGGAGCGGCTGGTGCGCCTGGCCGAGGAAGTACACCGCGAAGCGCGGGAGTTCACAGCGAACGCGCAGGCCACGGCCTGGTTCAGAACCACAGAGGACGAAGAGGCCGATGCGGCAGCAGAGTCCGGTGCGCAAGACCGGCTCACCGTGCAGCAGGCAGCGAAGCGCTACGGAGTGACGGAGTCGTACCTGTACCGACAGGTCCGCAAAGGCGCCCTCGTCAGGGCGGAGTCGGACAACCGGACAGGAACGATCCTCCTCGACAGCGCCAGCGTGGCGGCATGGGCGGCCGGAAGGAGCCGAACGAAAGCCGCGTGACGTATGGCCAGCAGACAGGCAGTAGGGCGCCGGTACCGGTCGGCGCGCCCGACACAGGCCCGGCTGCGCCACGGTCACCCCGACACCGCCGTCCACCTCGACCCGCTGTCCGCCCACGATCCCGATCCCGACGAGCCCGACCCCTACGACCTCGACGACGAGCTGCCGCCCGTCCCGTACGGCGAACGTGTGCGCCAGTACCGGGCGGCCGTCGCCAACTACCGCGCCGCGGGGGTGACCCGTGCCGTTCGGTGAAGAGTTCACGCTGCTGGCCGTGCTCAAGGCCACGGACGAGATGTCCAAGGTCCTCGAGAAGGTCGACGGCTCCCTCAACCACTTCCAGCAGGACGTCATCAAGACCGCGTCCGTCGCCGTCGAATCGGGCGCGAAGATCGATGAGGGCCTGCTGCAGACCGCGTCCGGCGCCGACGCCCTGGAGCTCGCCGCAGCCCGCACGGCGACCGCGCAGGACAAGCTCGCCGCCGCAACCCGCGCCCAGGCCGAAGCCGAAGCCGCGCTACTCCAAGCCCGCGAAGTAGTCGCCACCGAAGACGAACTCGCCGCCGCAGCCGACGCAGTCTCCGCCGCCCAGCAGAAGGCCACGGCTGCGGCGACGGAGCTGAAGGACGCCCGTACGGCGCTCAAGGCCGCCACGAAGGCGAAGGCGTCGGAGGACGAGCTGGCGCAGGCGACCGCCGCCGTGACGGCGGCGGAGGAGAAGGCGACGCTGGCGACGCGGGAGTTGACGGACGCGCGGGCGCAGCAGGCCGCGCTGGTCACCCCGCAGGATGTGGAGAAGGCCGCTGACGCGCTCACCGCCGCCGAGCGGCGGGCTGCGACGGCGACGCGTGAGGCGACGACCGCGCAAGAGCGGCAGGCGGAGGTGGAGCGGGCCGCCGCCGCCGCGAACACCGAGTCTGCGGTGGAGACTGACGCGGCCGCGGCGGCGCAGGCGAGGCTGGCGCAGCGGCAAGCATCGTCCGCGCTTGGCGCGTCGGCGCTGTCGAAGGCCATGAAGTACGGGGCGCTGGGCGTCGCCGCGATCGGCTACGAGTCCGTCAAGGCCGCAGGCAACTTCCAGTCGATGACCCAGCACCTGGTCACGGACGCCGGGGAGTCGCAGAAGAACCTGGCGATGATCCAGCAGGGGATGCTCGCCCTGTCCGCGCAGACCGGCACGTCCACGGCGCAGATGGCCGCCGGCATGTACCACGTGGAGTCGGCCGGGTACCACGGGGCGCAGGCCCTGGCCGTGATGAAGGCGGCGGCGGAGGGCGCGAAGGTCGGCAACGCCGATCTGGACACGGTCTCCAAAGCGCTGACGGGCACGATGAACGCCTACAACATGTCCGGGTCGCAGGCCACGTCGATGATGAATCAGCTCATCACGGCGGTGGGCCAGGGCGACATGAAGATGGAGGACTTGGCGTCCTCGCTGGGCAACGTCGCGCCCGTGGCGGCGGCTGCGGGCATCTCCTTCGCGCAGATCGGCGCGGCGATCGCGACGATGACGGCGCAGAACATGTCGGCGCAGCAGGCGACTCAGGACCTGGCGCACACCATCTCGTCGTTGCAGAACCCGAACGCGGTGCAGATCAAGGAGATGCAGGCGCTCGGGCTGAACTCCAACCAGGTGTCCAAGTCCCTGGGCAAGGTCGGCCTCACCGGGACCCTTGATGCGCTGACGCAGGCGGTGGCCCGGAATACCAAGGGCGGCGACGTCCTCATCAGCACGTTCAATGCCTCGAAGCAGGCGGCGGCGAACGCGCAGACGGAGATCAAGGCGATGCCCGCGAACCTGCAGAAGTTGGCGCAGGCGTACCTGAACGGGTCGATCACCAGCAAGCAGTGGACGACGGACCTCAAGGGCCTGTCGCCGGTGCAGGCGTCGCTGATGAAGCAGTTCGCGAGCACGGCGGACCAGACGCACAAGTTCAACAACCTGCTGACTTCCGGGTCGCCGGCGGCGCAGACGTACAACGCGGCGATGTCGAAGCTGCTGGGTGGCACGACGGGGTTGAAGACGGCGTTGATGCTGACCGGTGGCCGGATGGGCACGTTCAAGTCGGGTGTGGACGCGATCTCGGGGGCCGCGAAGAAGGGCGGGAAGGACGTCGACAACTGGGCGACGATCCAGTCGACGTTCAACCAGAAGATCGATCGGGCGAAGGCGAGTATCGAGGCGGCGGGGATCTCGATTGGGACGATGCTGCTGCCGACGGTGTCGAAGGTCGCGGGTGCGGTGGCCGGGGTGTTGGGGCCGATGGCGTCGTGGATCTCCCACAATCAGAAGATCATTGGGCTGATCGCGTCGATCGTTGGCCCGGCGCTGGCCGTGGTGGGCATCATCAAGACCATCTCGGCGGTCACGAGGCTGTGGGCGATCGCGCAGGGGATCCTCGACGCGGTGATGGACGCCTCACCGTTGACGATCTTGGTGGTTCTTTTGGCGGCCGTCGTGGGGGGCTTGATCTACGCGTACACGCACTTCAAGACCTTCCGCGACGTGGTCAACGACGTCGGGAAGTTCGTCGCCTCCGTCTTCACGGGACTGTGGCACGCGCTGGAGACGGCGTTCCACGCGATCGTGCACGCGGCGGAGGCCACCTGGCACGGCCTGGAGGCAGCGTGGAACGCCGTGGTCGGCGCGGCGAAGTCCGTGTGGAACTTCCTGTCGGGGATCTGGAACGCCATCGCGAACGTGACGACATCGGTGTGGAACAGCATCGTGGGGTTCTTCGCGAAGTGGTGGCCGCTCCTCCTGATGATCTTCCTGCCGCCGATCGGGGTCCTCATCTCGATCTGGAACCACTTCCACGAGCAGATCGAGCAAACGGCGAAGACCGTGTGGAACGCCGTGAAGGGCTTCTTCGTCGCCGTCTGGGACTTCCTCAAGGGCGCCGCCCAGACCGACTGGAACCTGATCAAGACCTACATCGTGCAGCCCATCGAGGCGGCATATCACTGGCTGGTCTCCGTGTTCCAGGCCATCAACGCGGCGATCGTCGCGGCGGCCCACTGGCTCATGGGCTACATCGCCCAGGCGTGGAATCTGATCTACCAGTACATCGTGAGCCCGCTGGAGCAGGCGTGGCACATGGTCACGCGGATCTTCGACGACATCTCCAACGCCATCCAGACGGCGATCAACCAGACGCTGCACTGGCTGTCGGGGATCGGCTCGTGGTTCGTCAGCATCGGCGAGGACATCATCAACGGCATCATCTCCGGTATCGAGAACGCCGGCAGTTCGCTGTTCTCCACCCTCGGGAACATGGCGAAGTCGGCGCTGAACGCCGCGAAGTCGTTTCTGGGTATCGGCTCCCCGTCGAAGTTGTTCCGGGACGAGATCGGCCGGTGGATCCCGGAGGGCATCGCCGCGGGTGTGCAGCAGCACGCCCGGGTGGCGCAGAGGGCCGTCGCGACGATGGCCGCGGCGCTGCCCGCCAGTGTCAGCACGAGCGTGACGAGCAGCTTCGCGGGCATCGGCGCCGGGCTGCCCGCCCTGGCCGGGGCCAGTAGTGGGGGCGGCGGTGCCGCGGCTATCACGATCGACCTGCGGGGGGCGGTGGTGGCGAACCAGTCGGCGATGGATCAGCTCGCGGCCACCATCGGCAAGCGGATCGCGACGACCATCGGCCCCTCCGCCGGCCTCAAGTTCAACGGCGGGATGCTCTAGCGGGTGGCGTCTCGCCAGGCGTTGAAGGCGACGGCCCAGGCCAGGGTGGCTTCGGCGCTTTTGCCGTTGACTTCGTGGGTGAAGGTCTCGCCCGCGTCGGTGACGAGGACGACGCTGATCTTGCGTTTCTTCGCGCCGAGGGCGAACACGCCGAGGGTGGCGACTCGGGTGAGGGTGAGGCGTCCGCCTTGGTCGACGGTGTGGATCGTGACCTGCCGGGCGGGGTGCTTCCACTTGCGGAAGCTGCTGGGCTTGGGGACGCAGATGTTGCCTTCCTTGTCGTAGGAGATGAGCGACATCGCGGGTGGCTTCGGTGGCGCGGGGGTGGCGGGGGTGGTCATGCGCGGCAGTCTTCCTGGCCTGGCGGGCGTGGGGTGAGCGTCCCGCCGGGGTTGTGGCGGAATCGTGACGGGCCGGGTGGGGGTGGGTTGTGATCTCCACCCCCAGCCTCACGCTCACGATCACCCCGCCGGGCGGCACGGCCACCAACTACACCAGCAACCTGGCCTGGTCCGGGGCCAGCAACCAGTTGACGATCAACCAGAACTTCGGCCGCCAAGGCGACACCGCGACGATCCCGCTGGTCGATGACTGGCAGGGGCAGTCGTCGCCGACGTTCCGCATCCCTGACCTTTCCCAGGTGTCGCTGTACGACAACATCGCGGCCACGTCGCTGTTCGCAGGCGTGGTGACGAAACCGGCGTTGAAACCGACAGCGGCGCGCCGCAACGAGTGGACGCTGACCTGCACGGACTACACGTTCTACGCGGACAACGCGATCGTCAACGGCACGTACTTCGGGTGGACCGTCGACCAGATCATCGTGGACCTCACCGCGAAGGCGAACTGCGGGATCAGCGCGGCGACGATCCGCAACGGCGGGTACGTGGCCCCTGGGCCGCAGCTCGCCAGCTTCGTCCTCAACTACACCACCCTGTCCACCGCCTGGCGGCGCCTGGCCCAGCTCGCGGGGCAGGTCACCCCGTACGGCTGGTACGTCGACCAGAACCGGGCGTTGCACTTCTACGACGCGTCCACCGCCCAGAGCAGCGGGGTCACCTTCACCACGAGCCCGACGCAGGGCGGCGTCACCGGCGAAGGCCACATCATGCTCGACGACCAGTTCGACTACGAGTGGGACGGCACGAGCATCCGCAACCGCATCCTGGTGCAGGGCGCGACGCAGACCATCAAGCACGGCACCGTCGGCACCACCCCACCCACCAACACGTGGCTCGGGGACGGCGCGACGATCTCCTGGCCGCTGCGGTACACCGTCACCGGCAGCCCGCAGTTGCACGTCAACGGCGTCGCCACCTCAGTGACCGTCGCCAACGCGGGCGCCTCCGCCTCCGGGCAGTGGATCGTGCAGCAGAACTCGGTGGGCTCGTGGTACCTCACCGCCGCCACCGCCCCAGCCGCCGGCGTGAGGCTGCAGCTGTGGTACGACTACCAGGTGCCGGTCGTCGCGGTCGCCAACGACTACCCGTCGCAGGCGCAGTACACAGGCCCGAACGGCGGCGTGTACGCCGAGTACATTAGCGACACCAGTCTGACGACGGTGCCGATGGCGCTCGCCAGGGCGATGAGGCAGCGGCAGGAGTACGCCTTCGCCGCAGAGCGCACCCAGTTCAACACCTCCCCGGATTGGCTGGGGTGGGTGCGGGCCGGCCAGACCTTCCAGTACGTCAACCAGTACATCCCGGACTCGGAGAACGGCTGGTCGTGGGGCATCAACGACACGTTCATCTTGATCGGCAACTCGGTG